GGCATGTCACATGGAATGTATGTGAAATCGTGTTTGGATTTGCAAGGACTACTTTCTCGATATGGTGTGGAAGTGAAGTTTTCGTTTCTTTTTAACGAATCTCTCATTACTCGTGCCCGAAATTACCTTGTTGATGAATTTTTACGATCAGAATGTACACACTTGTTGTTTATCGATTCAGATATACATTACAATCCTCAAGATGTTGTTGCTCTTTTAGCCCTTGATAAAGAAGTTGTTGGTGGTCCTTATCCTAAAAAGTCAATTAATTGGAACAGCATAGCCGCAGCCGCACGAAACCATCCAGACATGGAACCACGTGAACTCGAATCTCTAGTTGGCGAATATGTTTTCAATGTTGTCAAGGGAACTAAAAAGTTTACTGTTACAGAACCACTTGAAGTTTTGGAGATTGGAACAGGATTCATGATGGTTAAACGTGAAGTTTTTAGTAAAATGGCAGAAGCATATCCACTCATTCGATATAAACCCGATCATGTTGGACAATCTAATTTTGATGGTTCACGATACATTCATGCATATTTCGATACTGTTATTGATAGTGTAGATAGTATCACTGGTGGTGGTAGTGATCGATATCTTTCTGAAGACTATATGTTTTGTCAGATGTGGCGCAAGATTGGCGGACAAATCTTCTTATGTCCATGGATGAAAACTCAACATATTGGAACGTATGCGTTTACAGGTAATATGCCTGCTATCGCACAATACATGGGAAAATTATAATGCTTGTGGGTGTTGTTGGATTCATATCTAGCGGAAAAGGAACTGTCGGAGACATTTTTGCTGAAAACGGATTTGTAAAAGACAGTTTCGCTAAACCATTGAAAGATGCTGTGTCATCAGTTTTTGGTTGGCAACGTGAACTACTTGAGGGTGATACTGAATACTCAAGAAAGTGGCGTGAAGAACCTGATGCTTTTTGGAGTGAGAAATTCGGAAGAGAGTTTACTCCAAGGGAAGCATTGCAGTTGATGGGAACTGAAGCTGGCAGAGATGTTTTTCATAAAGATTTATGGGTGATATCATTGTTGAATCGTGCAAAAGGTAAAGATGTTGTTGTTACAGATGTTCGATTTAAAAATGAAATCGATTATATCCAAAAGAACGATGGTATAGTTATTAGAGTTAAACGTGGTGAAGATCCTGAATGGTTTGATGATATGTCGGACGAACCAAGCGAATTCTTTCGTGAACAGATGATGAAGGGTCGTGGAGTACATAGATCTGAGTGGGATTGGGTAGGTTGTGATTTTGATTATGTTATAGATAATGATGCATCAATAATACAACTTAGGCAAAAGATTGAATATGTCTTGCAACAAATCAAATAGTGTGTTATAATTTATTTTTTATGGAGTTATTATGAAACTTTCTAATGATACTATCGGTATCTTAAAAAACTTTGCGAGTATTAATCAGGGCATTTATTTTAAACAAGGTAATACCATCAGGACAATTTCTCAACAGAAAACAATTCTTGCTGAAGCAACAATTACTGAAGAAGTTCCAATCAATTTTGGCGTGTATGATCTGAACAATTTTCTTTCAGTTGTTTCGTTACATAAAGACACGACAACATTTGATTTTGATTCTAATCATGTTATCATTGCTGGTAATGGTGGTCGTTCTAAAATTCAATATCGTTTTTGTGATCCTAAACTTATTACTGTACCGCCAGAAAAAGAACTTACTTTGCCAAGTGTTGATATTTCATTTACACTGAAAGAATCTGATCTTGATTGGGTTCTCCGTGCGGCATCAATATTAGGTTCTCCTCAGATCGCAGTCCAGTCTGATGGTTCAAAAATCAACTTGGTCACATTTGATGTGAGTAATGATTCTGCACACACAGATTCATTAGAAGTCCAAGAGGGTAACGGTGATAATTATAAAATGATATTCAGGACAGAAAATCTTAAAATGATTCCTGGTGATTATGATGTTACGATTTCATCATCTGGTATTTCTAATTTTAAAAATGCCAAAGTGAAGATTCAATATTGGATCGCTACAGAACAAGGTTCGAAGTTTACTAAATCTTGATCTTAATTTTATATTATGGAGTTTGTGAATGAAACAATTAATTTGGACCGAACGATATCGTCCAAAAACTATCGATGATTGCATTCTTCCTGAAAGGCTTAAAAAACCTTTTCAGGAGTATGTTAATCAGAAAAGTATTCCAAATCTTCTTTTGACTGGTGGTGCTGGTGTAGGTAAGACTACTGTTGCGAAAGCAATGTGTGAAGAGATTGGTTGCGATTATATCGTAATCAATGGTTCAGATGAATCTGGTATTGATGTGTTTCGAAATAAAATCAAAACATATGCATCATCTATTTCGTTATCTGGTGGTCGCAAAGTGATCATTATTGATGAAGCAGATTATTTGAATCCCAATTCTACACAACCAGCATTGCGTAATGCCATTGAAGAATTTTCTGTAAACTGTTCATTCATTTTCACATGCAATTTTAAAAATAGAATCATTGATCCGTTACACAGTAGATGTGCTGTTGTCGATTTTTCACTGAAGAATGTTGAAAAGACTCAAATGGCAGGTCAGTTTTTCAAACGACTCCAAATGGTTCTGAAAACAGAAAATGTTGAGTATGATGATAAAGTTATTGCTGAATTAATCAAGAAACACTTTCCAGATTTTCGTAGAGTTATCAATGAACTCCAACGATATTCGAAATTTGGAAAGATTGATGTTGGTGTTCTTTCACAGATTAGTGATGTTGGAATTACGGATCTTATCAAGTTTTTGAGAGAAAAAGATTTTTCTTCAGTGCGTAAATGGGTTGCAACTAATGATATCGATCCAACATCTTTGTTCAGAAAACTATATGATGAGATGTATAATTATTTGATACCCGGCAGTATTCCTCATGCCGTAGTCATTGTAGCAGATTATTCGTATAAATCAGCATTTGTTGCTGACCAAGAAATCAATATCGTTGCATGTTTAGTTGAATTGATGGGTAGCGTGGAGTTCAAATGACGAAACCATTTGAATATGTAACATCAATTCTTCAAAGTAAAAAGAATCTAATCGTTGATGATATCAGTGAAAACGACTATAAAGCATTTTTGACAAATAGATCGCTTTCATATTATAAAGATTGTGTTTGGTTTTCAAATGAGATGAATCGTAGACATCATCTTGATAATAAACTTCAATATGATTTTCTTATAAATACTGTCAGGTCCATGAAACGACCTTTCTCTAAGTGGATTAAAAATGAAACCAGTGAAGACTTAGATTGTATCAAATCATATTTTGATTTATCTGAGTCTAAGGCTCGTGAAGTAATTAAACTACTAAGTGAAGAAGATATCAAAACAATAAAAGAAAAAACCGATATTGGTGGCATGAGGAAATGAAATGTTTGATTTATCTAAATTTATTGAAGTTGCTTTAACGGAACAGGACGATTTCCTCAAAGTTAGGGAAACGCTTACTAGAATAGGCGTTTCTTCCAGAAAGGAAAAAATACTATATCAATCTTGTCACATATTACATAAACAAGGTAGATACTATTTGGTTCACTTCAAAGAGATGTTTGCGTTAGATGGTAAACCATCAACCATTTCAGAGAATGATATTCAGAGACGGAATGCTATTGCTAAATTGCTTGAGGAGTGGGGATTAGTAGAGATACTAAATTCGCAATTGATGATAAATAACATTGCTCCCATTCAACAGATCAAAATTATTTCTCACAAAGAAAAGGATCAATGGGAACTAGTTAGTAAATATAGTATGGGTAAAAAAAGATTTGACTAGGAGATTATTTTATTATGAAACTTTCGGAACTGAAGAATTTGTATACTGGAGATATTGTTTTCTGTAAAGATCTAAATGATGTTATAGAAAATGATGGAATAATTTTTGTGAGAGTATTTAATAAGGATAATCCTGAAAGAACTTTTCTCGTAAACAGAGAATCATTCAAAATACTTACACAATAATAGATTTCTTACTACCTTAGGAAACGTTTGCCGGCACAACGATATGGTGTCCCTGTATTCGGTACGCAGGAACTGATATGCCTAATGGATATCACATTTTGTTAACTCGCTTAAAAGGAGAATTATATGACGCTTAATCGCATCAATGATATTTTAAATAATCCATATCTGGTTGGATTTGATAGGTTTGACGATATCTTTCGATCAACATCTTCAACAACACCAACATTCCCACATCACAACATCATAAAAACTTCCGAAAATGAATATTCGGTAGAACTTGCTGTCGCTGGATTTTCAGAAACTGATATTAACATTGAACTTGCAAACAATATCTTAAGTATCCTTGGTAAAATGGATAAAGATGATTCTAAAAACTATTTACATAGGGGAATCGCAACTCGATCTTTCCATAAATCAATTAGTGTTATGGATACAGTTGAAGTTGTTAGTGCAGAACTTTATAATGGTATTTTATCGATAAACTTGAAAAATGTTGTTCCAGAACAACAGTTGCCTAAAAAAATACCAATCAAAACTAATTTAGGTAAACAATTTTTAACTGAATAAAAGTGCTTGACAATCGGTGTTTTTCTATGTATAATATGTATTGATTAGGAGATTTGTTATGAAAATTGCTATTTGTTCAGACTTGCATTTGGAGTTTGGTACAATCGAACTGAAAAACACCGAGAATGCTGAGGTGTTGATTCTATCTGGTGATATTTGTGTTGCCTTCAACTTCAGCGAAAAGCCTGAATATTTGAAATTTTTTGAACAAGTTTGTGGAGAATTTAATAATGTATTATATGTCATGGGTAATCACGAGCATTATCACGGCGATTTTGCGAAAAGTAAAACAATATTACAAGATCATCTCTCACATTTAAAAAATCTACATATCCTAGAAAAAGAATCATTCAAACTAGATGATTATATTTTCGTGGGTGGAACACTGTGGACTGATATGAATTGTGGTGATATATCAACATTACTAACTATTAAAGATTTGATGAATGATTTCAGACTTATTAAAAATTCAAATCATATGACATATCGTAAAGTTCCAGTGTATGGTAAAAAAGATGATGAACAAGTTCAGATTGGTATGAAAATGAAAGAAGTAGTTTCTACTTTTTCTCCAGAAAATGCGATAACTGAACATGAACAATTTCTTCAATACCTCACACTTGTTTTATCTGAGAACAAAGGAAAGAAAATTGTTGTTGTTGGTCATCATGCACCAAGTAAATTGTCTACACACCCTAGATATCAGAATGATACAATGATGAATGGTGGTTATAGTTCTTCACTAGATTTCTTTATTGAAAACGTTCCAGAAATTGTTTTATGGACACATGGACACACACACGAAACTTTTGATTACAAGATAGGAAACACACGAGTTGTTTGTAATCCTAGAGGTTATATTAATTATGAAAATCGTGCTGAAGACTTTGTATTGAAATTTGTTGACGTATGAAACAGAAATATATTGATGCACATATGAGTGTAGCCGAAGTTTATGCTAATCTTTCAACAGCGAAGAGACTTCAAGTTGGATGTGTGGTTGTCAAGGACAACACTATCATTGGCATAGGTTATAATGGAATGCCTTCTGGTTGGGATAATGTTTGTGAAGATGAAAACTATAAAACTAAACCAGAGGTTCTTCACGCAGAGACGAATTGTCTTGCAAAAATCGCACGATCAACTAATTCAAGTGAAGGTGCACACTTATTTGTGACTCATTCACCATGTATAGATTGTGCGAAGATAATTCACCAGTCTGGAATCAATTCTGTTTATTATCGGAATACATATCGTAGTGAAGATGGTTTGAAATTTTTATTGAGGTGTAATATAAATGTCGAAAAAGTATGAATCACAAGTTTTAGAAATCTGTGATAATGGTGATGCCATTATAGAGTTACCTCTGGAATTGATGGTTGAAATGAAGTGGGAAGTTGGGGATACCCTTGATATTGTCGAATTACAAGGTCGTATCGTTGTTATTAATAAAACTAAAGAAGGCAAATAATGGCTTTTAAATTATCTAGTAGATCACTAAAGAATCTCGAAGGCGTAGATTCTAGACTAGTGGAAGTAGTTCAGTATGCAATTGAATTATCTAGAATCGATTTTGGTGTTACCGAGGGTTTGAGAACAACACAGAGACAACGTGAACTTGTTGCTTCTGGTGCAAGTCAAACTATGAAATCTAAACATATCGAAGGTAAAGCCGTAGATTTGGTTGCATACATTGGCAAACGTGTATCTTGGGAATTAAATCTGTATGATGATATTGCTGATGCGATGAAGTTGGCGGCAACTGAAGTCGGTGTTCCTATTCGTTGGGGTGCCGCATGGCAACTTGATGATATTAGAGATTGGGATGGAACTATGCAAGATGCGATGGACGATTATATCAATGTTCGCCGCAGTCAAGGTAAACGTCCTTTTATTGATGGTCCACATTTTGAGGTTTTCGAATGAATATGTATAATGACGTAGTTAATTTTATTGATGCTTGTGATCAGAAACCTTCAGATGATACATTTAAACTTTATTCGAAGTTGATTGAAGAAGAGTTTCAAGAATTTAATGTTGCATTCGATCAAGAAGACAATGTTGAACAACTTGATGCATGTATGGATATGATTTGGGTAATTCTTGGTTATTGTTATCTTAAAGGTTACAATGTTGATGGTGCTTGGAATGAAGTTGCTAGATCCAATCTATGTAAAATCGATCCAATAACTTTAAAAGTTTTCAAACGTGATGACGGTAAAATTTTGAAACCCGAACATTGGACTCCACCAAACTTAACTTCTTTTATATAAGGTATATTATGAACTTTAAATTTCTTGCTAAACAAACTGCCGAAAAACTTAATTTAGTTAAGGCGTATTCTTATGACTTTTTCTATCGTGAGTTTGATGGTATGGTAGAACTTATTGGATTAGTTGATGATCCAACTTTGGATATAAAAGATTTCCAAGGTCGTGAGATGTTATTTCCCAAAAAATGGGTAACTTTAGATGTATTAGATTCAAATTATGAGGTGAAAGTATGATTAAATTGATTACGTTAAAAACAAACCACACTCTTATGGGTGAGGTTGAAGAGAAATCTGAGAACAATTATGTGTTGTTGAAGAAACCTGTGCAGGTAGTTTCTGTACCACCTTCACCAGATAATCCTCAGGGTGGGGTTGCTTTTTCTCCGTTTGTAGAGTATGCTAGTGAATTCGTCACGGGATTTAAAATCAAGTACGAAGATATTTTAATGATTAATAATCCTGTTAACCAATTGGAAAATCAATACAATCAGGTTTTCGGTGCAGGCATTCAAATTGTAAAAACTTTACCAAAGGTATAATGAATAACTTTTACACTAGTGTGATAACTGTTGGCAATAACATTCTTTATCGAGGAGTAAAAGATGGTCGTAACATAAAACTCAAAATTGCATATAAACCAAGTCTTTATCTGCCATCAAAAAGTGAGACTGAATACAAGACTCTCGATGGTGAATTTTTAGAGAGGAAATTATTTCAATCTATTCGTGATGCCAGAGATTTTGTGAAGAACTATGATGACATCAGAAATTTCAAGATCTATGGCAACACTCAATATGAGTATGCTTTCATTGCTGAAGTACACAGTGGTGTGATTGAACACGACCAAGATAAAATTTCAATTGCTGTAATTGATATTGAAGTTGGATCAGAGAATGGTTTTCCAAATCCTTATGATGCCAATGAACCTATTACTGCTATTTGTATTCGATATCTTGGTGGTGACACAATCGTTTATGGTTGTGGTGAATATGAAATCCAAGGTGATGAGAAATACATCAAGTGTAAAGATGAGTGGTCTTTATGTAAAAAGTTCCTAGTTGATTGGGAAGAAAACTGTCCAGACATTCTCTCTGGTTGGAATATTAAGTTTTTTGATATTCCTTATCTTGTCAATAGATTCGACCGAATTCTTGGTCCAGAATATGCGAAAAAACTTTCTCCATGGGGTATCATCAATGAGAGGAAGGTAACAAGTATGGGTCGAGAGAATATTGCATATGTTCTTCTCGGTGTTGCCACTTGGGACTATATTGAAATGTATAGATGGTATGCACCAGGCGGTAAATCACAAGAATCTTACAAACTTGATAACATTGCCAACGTTGAAATTGGTGAGAAAAAGTTGTCATTTGACGAATATGATAACTTGAATGATCTGTATCGATTGAATTATCAAAAATTTATTGAATACAACATCAAAGACGTAGATTTGATTTTGAAAATGGAAGAAAAGTTGAAATTGTTTGATCTCGGTCTAACTCTTGCTTATGATACAAAATCAAACTATGAAGACATTTTTGCACAAACAAGAATGTGGGATGCCATCATATACAACAATCTTCTAGATAAAAAAATCATTGTTCCTCCAAAGAATGTTGGTGAAAAATCTGAAGCATTTGAGGGTGCATATGTAAAAGAACCTCAGATTGGAATGCATGATTGGGTTGCATCTTTTGACTTAGATTCTTTGTATCCACATTTAATGATGCAATATAATCTTTCACCCGAGATGATCGTTGATCCATCTGATTATACTGAAGAGATGCGTAAAGTGATTTCTCAATCGATTAATGTTGATAAATTTATCAATAAAGAGATCGATACGAGTAAATTATCTGGTGTAACAATAACACCAAATGGTCAGTTTTTTCGAACAGATCGTCAGGGATTTCTTCCAAAGATGCTTGAAGATATGTATGCGGATCGTAAAACTTTTAAGAAAAAGATGCTTGAAGCAAAACAACAGTATGAAAATGAGAGTGATCCAGACAAGAAGTTCGAGTTGAGTAAACTTGTTTCTCGATACGACAATCTTCAATTGGCAAAGAAAGTTTCATTAAACTCTGCATATGGTGCGATGGGTTCAAAGTATTTTAGATTCTATGATTTGCGTCAGGCATTGGCCGTAACGACTGCTGGTCAACTTTCGATTCGTTGGATTGAAAAAAAGATCAATCTTTTTATGAATAAGTTGTTGAAGACTGATTCTGACTATGTTATTGCTTCAGATACTGATTCGATTTATTTACGCATGAGTGAACTTGTTGATAAAGTCTACACAGACACAAGTGATACTCAAAAGATTATTGAGTTTATGGATAAAGTTTGTGAAGAAAAGATTCAACCATACATTGATGAGTCTTATGTTGAACTTGCTGAATATGTCCATGCATTCAAACAAAAGATGCGTATGAAGAGAGAGGGTCTTTCTAATAAGGGTATCTGGACAGCAAAGAAACGATATATTCTAAACGTATATAACAATGAAGGTGTTCAGTACAAAGAACCTCATCTGAAAGTTATGGGTCTTGAAATGGTCAAGTCATCAACACCTTCTGCAATTCGTAAGAAGATGAAAGAAACCATCAAAATGATCATAACTGATACAGAATCTGATGTGCAAGAGTTCATTGCTGATTTTAGGAAAGAGTTTAAAACCCTTCCACCCGAAGAGATTTCTTTTCCGAGAGGAGTCAATGGTCTTGCTCAATATTCAGATACTGTGATGATGTACAAGAAAGGTACACCAATTCATGTAAAGGGCGCAATTCTTTATAATCATTACCTAAAAGAAATGAAATTGACAAAGAAGTATCCACTGATTCAAGAAGGTGAGAAGTTGAAATTTACTTATTTGAAACAACCTAATCCCTTCAAAGATACAGTTATTTCATATCCAGGTAGATTGCCTCCAGAATTTGGTCTTCAAGATTTCGTTAATTATGACATGCAGTTCGAGAAGGCATATCTTGATCCTGTTGGATTCATTATGAAATGTATCGGTTGGAGTCCAGAGAAAATTAATTCGCTTGACAATTTCTTTGGATAGTGTATAATAGATAGAATATAACACAGGAGTTATTATGTCTCTACTTGATAAGTTGAAGAAAAATAGTACAATTAAAGATAGTTCCATACTTTCAGACTCCAAATTCTTTACAGAAAAGGATATGGTATCAACATCTGTACCCATGGTCAATGTTGCTTTGTCTGGAAAACTTGATGGTGGTTTAACACCAGGTCTCACCATGTGGGCTGGTCCAAGTAAACACTTCAAGACAGCATTCAGTCTATTGATGGCAAATGCATATATGAAGCAATATCCTGAATCAATTTTGTTGTTTTATGATTCTGAGTTTGGTACGCCAGCCAAATACTTTGAAACATTTGATATTGATATGGATCGTGTGCTACACACGCCACTTACTGATATTGAACAATTGAAATTTGATATTATGCAACAGTTGCAGAATTTGGAACGTGGTGATAAACTTATCATCATTCTTGATTCAATCGGTAACTTAGCATCAAAGAAAGAAGTTGATGATGCACTTGATGGCAAATCTGTTGCAGATATGTCTCGGGCTAAACAAGTCAAGTCTCTGTTCAGAATGGTAACACCACACTTGACGATGAAAGATATTCCTATGATTGTTGTTAATCACACATACAAAGAAATTGGAATGTTTCCGAAAGATATTGTTGGTGGTGGTACAGGTTCTTATTATTCAGCAGATAATATCTACATCTTAGGTCGTCAACAAGAAAAAACTGGAGCAGATATTACTGGTTACAATTTCATCATCAATGTTGAGAAGTCTAGATATGTTCGTGAGAAGTCTAAGATTCCCATCACAGTTTCATTCGAAGGTGGAATACATAAGTATTCTGGATTAATGGACGTTGCGATTGAAGGCAATTTTGTTGTTAAACCTTCAAATGGTTGGTATGCAAAGGTTGATCAGGAAACTGGTGAGATTGGAGATAAGAAACGATTAGCGGATACAGACAACGCTAGTTTCTGGGAACCAATTTTAGAAACTGATAAATTTAAAAACTTTATTACAAAGAGGTATGGGATTTCTTATGGAAGCATTATGGGACAAACTCCTGTTTTGGAAAAAGCCGAAGAAGCCTGAATACGGTAAAGATTATACATTTTACAGTATTCCAGAAAGTGACTACACAGGTATCACTCTTTTGAGTGGTAAATATAGTGGAGTCACTTACTACTACGGAACACTCCAAGTACAAGAACAAATGGAATTTGCCAATTTAAAATTTGAATATAAAGTAATCGATACAGGTAGTTATAGTGAAGATGACTTGAATTCTAGTTCAGATTTTGTTACAATAATTGGTGATATATTGACTGAAATTTTATTATCGGAAGAAGCAAAACATGGATCGCATAGAAACGACAATACTGAAAAATTTGATTTACAATGATGAGTTTACAAGGAAAGTATTACCGTTTATTCGTACAGATTATTTTTCAGATGTTGCCGAGTCTTTATTATTCAATGAGGTTGAAAGTTTTGTAACACAATACAAAACTCTTCCAACACACGAAGCCCTTGTGATTAATATTATGGAATCCAAGAGTTTTACAGAAAATCAAGTTAAATCTTCAATCGATTTATTGAATAAGTTGTGTGAAAATAAGAATGAAAAATCCGAGATGCAATGGTTGACAAATCAGACAGAGAAGTTTTGTCAAGACAAAGCAATATACAATGCAATCATGGAATCAGTTCAGATTCTAGATAACAGTTCAGGAAATAAAAGTAAAGGTTCTATTCCTGAACTGTTATCTGATGCGCTCGGTGTTTCTTTTGATTCTAATGTTGGTCATGATTACTTGAATGATTCTGAATCCCGTTTCGACTTCTATCATAGAAAAGAAAAGAAGATTAAATTTGACTTAGATTATTTCAATAAAATTACAAAGGGTGGAATACCAGCAAAGACTTTGAATATTGCACTTGCAGGAACTGGTGTTGGTAAGTCATTATTCATGTGCCATGTTGCCGCATCGAGTATCAGTCAAGGTCATAATGTTCTTTATATCACACTTGAGATGGCAGAAGAGAAAATTGCAGAACGTATTGATGCGAACTTATTGAATATCACGATTGATGATTTACACACAGTTTCAAAAGATGATTATGATCGTAGATTTTCTGTATTGAAAAATAAGACTCAAGGCAAATTGATCATCAAAGAATATCCTACTGCAAGTGCTAATGCTAGTCACTTTCGTTCACTACTGAATGAATTGCGATTGAAGAAGAATTTTGTTCCAGAAATCATCTTTATCGATTATTTGAATATTTGTAGTTCATCTAGAATCAAGATGGGCGCTTCTGTGAATTCATATTCTTACATCAAAGCAATTGCCGAAGAACTTCGTGGTCTTGCTGTGGAATTTGGTGTACCTGTTGTTTCTGCTACACAAACAACTCGAAGTGGTTTCTCGAATACAGACGTTGGTTTAGAGGATACTTCTGAATCATTTGGATTGCCTGCCACTGCTGATTTTATGTTCGCATTGATTAGTACTGAAGAACTTGAACAGTTGAATCAAATTATGGTTAAGCAATTGAAGAATCGTTACGGTGATCCCAACTTCAATAAGAAGTTTGTTATTGGTGTTGATCGTGCTAAAATGAAACTATATGATGCCGAAGATTCTGCTCAGAAAGGTTTATCAGATTCTGGTCAAAATGTTGATACTGGTCCAATCAATACTTTTGGTAGCAGAGAACGTAAATTTAACACAAAATTTGAAGGTATGCGTGTATGAAATTGACTAAAGAACAGTCTCTGCATTGTGCAAAGATTTTTACAGACTACTTTGATAAGTTTGAACGAATTGATGAATATATGCGAGATCAGAAGTTGAAATCTTTATCCAATGTAACTACTGCATTGCCTGGATGTGGACCAGAAGAAGATTTATTTTCCAATTTTGATATTACACCCAACGATATGGATTTTGAGATTGTTGATCTAGATTCGAATCGTTGGCAGAATTATCTTGATATCACTTCATCACACATCAATACATCTAATCCTGGAAGAAATATAAAACTGGCTGTTTTTGAAAAGACAACTCAGAAATGGGTTGGATTTATTCGATTTGGATCTCCCACAATTATGATGAAACCAAGAAATGATATGTTGGGATATAATATGGCGAGTGAAACAGATTTGATCAAATCATTCAATAAATCTTCATTGATGGGATTCGTTATTGTTCCAACTCAACCTTTCGGATTCAATTACATTGGTGGTAAACTACTTGCTGCAATTTGTTGTTCACATGAAGTTCGTGATATGATCAATAAGAAATATGACATGAACATGTGTCTGTTTGAAACAACAAGTTTATACGGAACAACTAAGAGTGTGTCTCAATATGATGGTATGAAACCATTCCTGCGATTTAGTGGTGTCACGGTTTCAGATTTTCTTCCTATGATGCATGGTGAACCTTATGAAAATTTGAAACAATATCTTGATGAAATTAATGGATCACCGATAGTTGATGAAGATGTTTCTAATAGAAAACTTAGGATCATGAATACTGCTGTGTCTCTGATCAAGAGTGGATTGAAAGGTGGAAATGAATATGAAGAATTCTGTTCATTTATTGATAAAACTAAGCAATTGACCGAAAAGAAAAGATACTACTATTGCAACTATGGTATAAAAAACTTCCGTGAAATAGTTGCTGGAAAAGAAGACAAGATTGTAAAAGATGAGAACTATGATAAACATAATCTTAATAATCTGATTGATTGGTGGAAGAAAAAGGCAACGAACCGTTATGAGTCTTTGAAATCTGAGAACAGACTTCGCACTGAAATTGAGGTTTGGACAAACAACACTGAGATTGACATTATCCGGTAAACATAGTATTATAAATACTCTATAAAAATGGAGTGTTTATGGCTGGAAATGCTATTGAAACTGCGAAACAGGAAAATGGTTCTAAAGTTTTTTTTCAAAAATATATAGAAAGTTCTAAAATTCCTTCGGAATCGGAATTATTTTCTGTAGTATCTTCTGTTTATCCGGATTTAGCAAAGAACAAACTTTTGCGAGAAATTTGGATGTCAACATATGTGAAACAGGCTGCAGCACTTAAATCTTATTTAAAGAATAATAAGGGTTATTCATATTCAAGAGATGAGAATTCGGGATTCATGACTTACATAGAAGATATTGCTAAGAGTCGTTGCGGTGTTAAGACTAAAGATAATTGGAATCCAGCTGACATATATATTGTAAAGAAATCAAAAGAGAATGCAATCAAAAAAAATATAGACCAGATAACAAAAAATCCTGATCAGATGGCGAATCTATATTCTTTGAATGCCTACATGAGAGAACTGATACAGTCATATGATTTGGTACCGGTATCTTTGAAAGCTATATCTAAATCTAAAGTTAAAGCTGACCTTGAATTGTCAAATATGGGTAAAGGTAAACAAAAAGAATTGCAATTCTCCATCAATGGACCACTTAAATGTTTTTTAAATTTTGGTACAAATAGTAAAACTCCAACAGAAATAGACAATGGTGAAATTTCGGGTCAATTTAAAGTTGGAGAAACTGATGTAAACTGGCAAACTAGAAATTTTAACATATCTTCTCCTAGAGGCGGTGTTCAAACTGATCTTACTCCAACAGGTAAAGATGCTGGCGCTAAAATAGGTAAATCTTCAGCTGATGCTATTGACGATTTCTTCTCAAAGTATTATAATAAGTTAAGAATCATTAGACCTGTCAACGCAGGTAAAGATCCACATATTCCTGCGCCAGGACAATGGAAAGAAGAAGATAAAAAATATTGGATAAGTTTCCAAAAAGAACTTTCTAAACTCAAAGTTAACAAAATGAATATATATTTTGGTGACATGAAAGTTTTTTATAAAAACAAAGAAGTTTCTAAAGGTTCATTTGATCAAGTTTTGGATTATTGTATAATGAACGAATCTTCAAGTAGATATGCAGCTGGACGACTTTCATCGAAATTAACTTGTATGCGTTGGGCATATGCTTGGGCATTAATAGAAAAAAATGAATTGATTGAAGAATGGTTGAAAACTCTTTACTATGGCGCTAAGAAAGAATTTAGAGACACTAACGGACCTTTTGTGAAAATATACTAACATGAACTTTAAACAATACTTAAACGAATCAAAAAATACTGGAGCGAATCTCCATCTAGAACATTTGGAAGATAATGTTTTAAATCGAGGTGTCCAAGGTGCTAGAGAATCTATCAACTTTTTACGTTCATTACGTGATATGTTTTCTGGTCAATCTAAATCTAAAGTCAATGTTACCACGAAATGGGATGGTGCACCTGCTGTCATATGTGGAATCAATCCTGAGACTGGGAAATTCTTTGTTGGAACAAAGTCTGTTTTCAATAAAGAAGGTAAGATTAATTACACAAATGATGACATAGACAGAAATCATCCAAATCCTGGTTTAAATGATAAGTTGAAATATGCACTTGCGTTTCTTCCTAAACTTGGAATAACTGGAATACTTCAAGGTGATCTTCTTTTCACTAAAGGTGATACAAAAAAACAAACCATTGATGGCGTTTCGTATATCACATTTCAACCAAATACGATTGTGTATGCTGTTCCTACTGATACAAAATTATCAAAGAGCATTCTTTCCGCACAATTGGGAATTGTATTCCATACAGCATATTCTGGCAGAACAATAGATACGTTAAAAGCATCTTTCAACATAGACATTGGACATCTCAAACAGACTCGTGATGTATGGTTTAGAGATGCATCTTTTGTTGATGCTTCAGGAACATCTACTTTCACAGAAAATGAAACAAAAAGATTAAATTCAATTTTATCTGAAGCGGGTAGAGTTTTTCAATCCATCAGTGCAACAAGTTTGAATAGAATATCAAGTGTCGATAAAATATTGATTCAGATAAAAACATTTAACAACACTAAAGTTCGTGCTGGTGAACAAATACGTGATACTGGAAGACATACTGTCGAATTGATTAAGTGGGTCGAAGATAAACTCAACAAATCAATTATTGAGGCGAAACGGGCAGACACAAAAAAGAATCGTCAAGCCGAAAAAACTGAGGTGATGCGATTTTATAAAAACAATATTAATCAATTGAAGTTGATTTTTGATTTGATGAATCTTATTGTTGAAGCGAAAGATTTTATTATTCGTAAATTGGAAGTCATCAAATCATCAATGGATACATTTGTGAGAACACCTGAAGGATTCAAAGTTACTGGTCCGGAAGGTTTCGTGGCAGTTGATAGAATATCTGGCGGTGCTTTAAAATTAGTGGACAGAATGGAGTTCTCTCAACAGAACTTTAATGCCGCAAAGGCTTGGGACAAATAATGAAATCCTTTTTAAATTTTATAACAGAATCCGACACATCACATGCTTTTAGTTTGGAAAAAAAATTAGTTGATCACCTGAAACAGCATGGAGCCATGGATAAAAATTCTGCGGCTGCGGGATCAACTGGCGGCCACGATTTTCACCTTATGCATTCTAGTGGTGCGGATAAAGTGGGTGGAGTTTTTAGAAAAACTATTCACGGAGAAACGAAAAAAAGTATCTCTGGAGCAAAACTAGGATCTGTCGCTATTAGATATCATCACGAACATGGTTGGCATGTAAGCGAAAAAACTAAAAAAGAAAAACCAAATCTAGCAAGCGAAGTTGAGAAAAGTACGGTCAATGGAGTTCCTCTCTTCAAACATTTAAATAAACATTGGGGAAAACCTGGACCAGGAAAAATACTACCAGGTTTTAAAGCCGATCATACTGATATGAAGCCAGCTCACGCTTATATGAAAGATCATGATGTTCATGTAATACATATACATGATAGAGGAACATATCGGGCAGGCAAAAGTCATCTTAAAGATGTGCATTCGACAGGTCTTCCTGCACTTAAAGGAACGGGACATTTTCAGGTTTCAACTGAAAGAAGTGGTGGAGGACAAAATGAAAATGGAACTGGAATGCAAGTAAATTTCAGGGCTCACCCCAAAAGTGTTGAAAAATCCACACATGATATAATGAATAAACACCATTTAAATTATGTTCTTGGAAACATGAGGAATAAAAAATAGATGAAATACGACATCTCTAAACTAATGGAAGAATATGGAGATTCAGACTTTGGATTTTCCACAGAATCTGAAGAAGAATTTCAAGCAGTTATTGCTGAGAAAGATGAGACAGTTGAAGAATATAAAGAAAGACTTCGACAAGTAGAAAAAATTATTATGCCATTTCTGACAAATCTATATAAAACAAGAGATCAAGAGTTGATTCGTTGGCCCAATAGAGGACCAGTTATTGAAAAGCAAATTGAAAAAATCTTATCCCTAACGAGAGACTAGAATGTTAAAGTTTAAAGAATTGATCGAAGCATCTTATGAAGGAAACATTGGACTTATGGAATTAATTAAGTTTCATAAAGTTGCTACTCCTGAACAGAAAAAGAAATTCCAAACACATCTAGATAAAAAGAATCATAAGGGTGTTTGGGATATCGTTCAATCTGTTACCAACACTAAACTACATAAAAGTGTGTATGAAGAAGTGAAGAAAGATATTCTTCCAAAATCTGGTGGTGGTCAAGAGGGCACAGATGAATTAGTAAAATCGTATATCAATGATACTCCTGGACAAAGTTTAAAATCTTTCAAGGAATATACGAAGAATAAGTAAGCAGTAAACATTGGAGATATTATGGAACAACGTGATTTGATTATTGGCTGTGCCAACAACTATGATTGGGATAAACTAAAGTATTGGGTTAACTCGATCAATCAATCTGGTTTTGAGGGCGACAAAGTATTAATTTTGATGAACGCCAACAGAGAAACCTGTCAAAAAGTAACTGAAGCAGGATTTAAGATTATTGGTTTTAAACAAGATGATGAGGGCAATCTAGTTCATGAATCACAAATGATGGTTCATGTCGAACGATTCTTACATCTTTACAACTACCTATCAAAAACAAACTATCGTTACGTCATCACGACAGATGTTCGTGATGTTGTGTTTCAGAAAAATCCAGTTGAATGGATTGAAAATAGTTTGGGTGATCGAGCAATGATCTTTTCATCTGAAAGTATTAGATATAAAGATGAGTCGTGGGGAAATCAGAATCTCATGGACACATATGGCCCATTCATTCACAATATCTTTAAAGAAAATGAAATCTTCAATGTTGGAGTTTTAGCGGGAAGAGCAGAATACATTAGAGATTTGTGTATGAACATTTTCGTATCATGCATAAATGCAAATATTCCAATATGCGATCAATCAACATTTAATTTCTTAATTTCACAACACCCATACACTGATCTTTGTTTATATGCAAAATCTGAACAGGGTTGGGCTTGTCAGTTGGGAACTACTGCTGATCCATCTAAGCAAGAACAATTTAAAGAATTTTTGTTAGAACCTTTACCTAAATTAGATGGTGATATGGTTGCAACTTCCACTGGAATAGAGTATACTATAGTTCATCAGTATGATCGTGTGCCCGAATGGCGTAAATTGATTGAGAAAAAATATGTCTAAGTTATTATATGTTGTTCATCGTTACGCTCCATTTCCTGGTGGATCTGAGAACTATGTTCGTGATATGGCAGAAGAAACGTTAAGTCGTGGAAATGAAGTTGCTGTATTTACTGGCGAACATAACGGTGATTGGAACGGCGTTCGTGTTTCTAGTGATCCTAATATTTTAAATGAAGACTGGGATTTGATTGTTGTTCATGGTGGTGATGTCGGCCTTCAAGATTTTGTTCTATCTAATTCTGATAAAATTAAATCACCAATTTTATTCATGTTGATTATACCTTCAGTGTCTAAAACATATTTTCATGCTGTCAGAAATTGCAAATATATTGCATGTTCAACAAATGAGGATTGGGTATATGTCTGCCAAATACCAGGAGCATTCAGTAAGTCTACTAAAGTTCGGCATGGTATTGATCCAAAGATATCGATGGGCACAATTGGTTTTCGTGAGAAGTTTAATATCGAAACTGAATATATGTTCTTATCTTGCGGTGGTTATTGGCAAAACAAACGAATGAAAGAACTTGTTGATTTGTTTAATCAAGTGGGAAGAGATGATGTCACGTTAGTCACGACTGGTTATGATAATAGATTTAATATTAAACCTGAAGATTCTAAGTATGTTAAGAATTTGATGTTAGATAATCGTGAAGATGTTATGTCTGCAATTCGTGAAGCAGATTTATATGTCATGCATTCAAATCGTGAGGGATTTGGTCTCGTATTATTGGAATCAATGTTGAATAAAACTCCGTGGGCGGCAACAAACATGGCGGGTGCAAAATTAATGAATGAGTTTGGATTCACATACGACAATGACGATGAACTGTTGACTTATATGAAAGAATTTAAACCAGTTTCAGAAGATCATATTGAAAAATCTTATGAATATGTTACTATGAATCATATGATAAGTAAGACCGTTGATGATATTTTGAAATTAGTATGAACTTTTCTTTTTGTATAACGACTGATTTCAGTAATTTGGAACAATTGAACCAAGTTACCAAATCTATACACCAATTGAATATTCCAAACTATGAAATCAATGTGATTGGAAGTAGTGATTCATATTCGGATAATTCTGTAAATTTCATGCAGTTTGATGAAACACAGAGGTCGGGATGGATAACTAGAAAAAAGAATATCTTGGCGCAACATTCACAATATGATAATCTAGTATATCTGCATGATTACTATATTTTTGATACTGATTGGTACGAATCATTTTTAAATTTTGGTGAATGGGACATATGTTCAAATCAACAGTTGTTGATAACAGGAAAAAGACATTTCACTGATTGGGTTGTTTGGAACGATCCTATATTTCCTAGATACACATGTCTTCCATATGATGAATGGACAAGAACTAGATATATGTATATTTCTGGTGGATATTTTTTAGTTAAGAAACATGTCGTGATGTCTGAACCATTCAATGAGAGTTTGGCCCACGGTCAAGCAGAAGATGTTGAATGGTCGTTAAGAGTTAGAGATAAGTATAAAATTAAATGTAATGGAAAAGCAATAGTTAAACATAATAAGAGACACCGTGATGCATAATAAATTAGCAATTTTTGATCTTGATGGAGTATTGATTAATTCTAGAGAATTACATTTCTACTCATTTAACAACGCTCTAGAAAAAGTTGACGCAAAATATGTGGTTACTAGAGATGAACATCTGTCCAGATATGATGGTTTAAATACGACAAGAAAACTTGAGATGTTGACTGTCGATAAAGGATTACCACCAGAATACTACAATCAAGTTTGGCAAGACAAGCAAAATTCAACATTCGATTTAATTCGAAAATTTCCTAAAGATGAAAAATTGATTTCATTCTTTAAGAGGTTGAAAGATAGTGGTATCAAGATTGCAGTTGCTAGTAATTCTATTAGAGAGACTGTTAAAATTGCACTGATTTCAATTGGTGTTATTGAGTATGTTGATGTTTTCGTGAGTAATGAAGATGTTTCTAAACCAAAACCTTATCCTGAAATGTATTGGCAAGCAATGACAAAACTGAATTGTTTGCCTAAAAATACTGCAATTCTCGAAGATAGCCATATTGGTAGACAAGCGGCTACAGATTCTGGTGCACATTTGATACCTATAAAAGATCCTGATGATTTGACAACAGATAAGATTGATGATGTGATGGACATTTTAAACGGAATCACAAAAAAGTCTATACCATGGAGAGATAAGAAGATGAATGTGTTAATTCCTATGGCTGGAGCAGGTTCTAGATTTGCTAAAGCAGGTTACACTTTTCCAAAGCCATTGATCGAAGTTAATGGCAAACCAATGATTCAAGTAGTTGTTGAGAATCTCAATGTTGATGCGCATTTTATATTTCTAGTTCAAAAAGAACACTATGAGAAATATAATTTGAAGCAATTACTAAATCTGATTGCACCAAATTGTGATATCATTCAAGTTGATGGTATAACTGAAGGTGCGGCATGTACGACATTGCTTGCTAAGAGTCTCATAGATAATGATATGCCATTATTGATGGCGAACTCAGATCAATACGTAGAATGGAACTCAAATGAATGTTTATATGCCTTTACTGCTGATGGTATTGATGGTGGTATTGTCACCTTCAAGGCAACCCATCCAAAATGGTCCTTCGCAAAGATCGGAGATGATGGTCTTGTTTCAGAAGTAGCAGAGAAGAATCCTATTTCAGATAACGCAACAGTTGGAATCTATTATTGGAAAAAAGGTTCAGACTATGTTAAGTATGCTGAACAAATGATCGATAAGAATATTAGAACAAATGGAGAGTTTTACACCTGTCCAGTATTCAATGAAGCTATTGGTGACAATAAGAAAATTCGTGTAAAAGATATTGAGAAGATGTGGGGTATCGGGACACCTGAAGATTTGAATTACTTTTTGGAGAACTATAAATTATGAATGTTGCTGTCATATTGACTGGTCACATGAGATGTTGGAAAGATGTTTTTCCAAACTTCAAAGAACGAATCATTGATAGATATAATCCACACATCTATATACATACGTGGGACGAAGAAGGTTGGTGGATTCCTGGTGATAAACAAAACGAAAAAGGATATCACGAATCGACACCTATGGTTGATATGAAAGAAATTAGTGGTGTTTATAAACCAATCGGAATTTGTGTAGAATCTTGGGATATGTATAACAAGATCTTCACACATCGTGGAGAAACATTTAAAAACTTTGCACATCGACCCAAGAACATATTGTCTATGTTTTACAAGTTAAATCGTGGCATAAGTTTAATGGAAGATTATGTATCCCAAACTGGAATTATGTATGATCTAGTCATTCGTATGCGACCAGATATGCTATTCCATGAAGATTTGCCTGAATTTGATGTTGACAAGTTTTACACACTCGCACACAGAAACCATCTAGGACAAGGAACTGGCGATATGATGCAAGTCGGAAACATGGTTAATATGATTATGTTTTCGAAGATTTCTTGCTTCATAAATCAGTTATACATGCAGACAGAGTTGTTATGTCCTCATGTGTTGTCAACGAAATATATAGATAATGTTGGTTTACCATGGAAAGAAATTAACATTAACAAGACATTGCAACATACACCAAAAGGACCTTACCAGGAAATGCTATGAGTTCACAAAAATATTTAGAAATGCAAAAAGGATATTATGATGTGGAAGCATCAAAATGGTCACTGAACAATAAAAATCCAGTAGTTGGTTGGTATCATGATCATGAAAAGTTTTCTGATTATGATGAGTTTTTGTTCAAAGACTTTGATACCAAAAATCTTGTTGCGTTAGAATATGGTTGTGGTCCAGGTAGAAACTTGATTAGGTTTGCTAATAGATTTGAACGAGTTGATGGCGTTGACATCTCTCAAACAAATATTGATAAAGCAAAAATCAACCTTAAAGATGCCGGTGTCAATATTCCAAATTTGTATGTGAATGATGGAGATAATATTCCAACTGAAGATTCTTCATATGATGTTGTCTTTGCTGTAATATGCTTGCAACACATTTGCGTTCACGAAATTCGATATAAGATCATGCAGGAAATTTATCGTGTTCTTAAACCTGGTGGCAAATTCTGCGCACAGATGGGATTCGGAGGAAGAGATGGTTCTGTGAAGTATTATGACAACAATCACGATGCTCAGGGAACAAATGGAATGTGTGACGTTTCGATTGAAGATGAACAATTTTTAAGAGATGATCTATCGAAAATTGGTTTCACAAATTATAAAGCAGACTTCAGAACTCCATGTAAAGATTTGCATAAACAATGGATCTGGTTTCAAGTGGAGAAATGATGGAACTCATTTCACATAGAGGAAATCTAGACGGACCAGATCCGTCTAAAGAAAATAAT